GTTGGGTTGGTAGCTGACGCAGCGGGGGCAAAGAAAACCAAGTTTCTCCTACCCGTTGATCCTGTTCCACCTATGGCGTGGTAGTGAGGATTCCAGGCTATGTAGCCGTTTGCGTCGGCTGATGCCTGACTCAGTCTGAGCCGAGCAAGCATGCCCTCCGCCGTTCCGAAGATACCAGGCATGAGGGGTGCAGCACAGGGGTCATTCAGCATCTTTGCAAATTTTGCAGCATCTGTGGGGACGCCTTTAAACGCCCTGTTCTTTCTTGTTTTAATGGTGACATTCTGAATATTCACCTTCGGTCGTTTCTTCTTAACAGTTTGAATAGTCGAAGTTTTCTTTGGCATGATTGATTTGGTAGTGTGGTATGGGATGCCGTACACAATCCGGGACTGTTCATCTCCCGAGAACCTGGCGGAAGCTCCGTGCAGTCTCTTGGCATTTTTATTAGCACTGTAGCAGTTTTGGGCTATTACCCCGGGAGACCCCATGGTCTTTCAAAACACTAGATGACTACTGAAGTAACGACTCTGCAACGGATGTAAGGCGAATTCCTTTCGGGTTACAGAGCGGGAGCACATATCAAGACCATCAGTGCTCCACTTCAGTGGCATCTTTTTGATTTCCTCTTCCCATGCCTCCTGTTCATCACTCAGAAGACCGTACTTAAGAGAAAACCACAACCTGGCATCATTTGAGACTGGGACCCACTTAGGGTCACTCAAGATCCGTTCCGCAAACCATTCAGACTTATAAAATCGCTTCTCCAGAGTTGATACAACCCTCTGAACATTTTTAGTCATTTCGAATCGCCGAGGAGTCCCCTCCCCTAATTTGTGGAACCATTCTTGTAGGATGGGTACTCCGCCAAAGTCAACCAATCCACCAACAGATATAGCTGACCGGAAGTAATCCCAATCCTCTTCTCCTGCAATTCTCTTTAAAGAGATACCCTCGCGTATACACGCTCTCCGGGGTAACCGAACCATAGTCCATGTTCCATTAACATGCGCTGGACTCATCTGACAATGCTCTATATCACATAATAGATAAGCTACGTTCTCAATTTTCAAAGTGAACCCTTTGGCATGAAACCAGTTGGTTATGTCTGCTTTGACCTGAGACAAAAATCGCCTCTCCATGATGATATTACAATCGTCGCCATTGTCCAAGATGCTGAAATGCGACCGGGGGTACCTGTTACAAAAGGCTCTCAGAAGGGATGTCATAATTACCACATTCCCTAGCCCTGTATTGGGGACACCACTAAGGCGCCCTCCCCTTACTTTGAATGATACCCTTCCTTGCCCTCTCACCAGTACATACCTTCTGGTGTGGTGCTGCATATTTAGA